CGGGTTCAGGTTCAGACTCAATTTTCTGAACTAGTAAATCGTGAATGTTGCGAGGTTCGATTTGTTTAACCGTCTCGCCTGTATCTTTCGCCCATCGTGCGCGATAGGTAACATGTCCCGGCGACACAAGGCGCGCCAGCGCATTAACATACCCGTAAGCAGGTCCAGCGTGCCCCGCAACTGCTTTACGGCATTCACTGCCAGACGCACCAATGTACAGTATTTTTGCACGCTCTGCTACATCTTTAGACGTAGTATCAAGCAATGCAATAGCAATATAGGGAATCTGGCTCATTTTCTTAGGTAAATTGGTGGACTATATGTAACGCACAACTGTCCTTACTCGTTAGAGTGTCTGTGTCAATTCACATTGCGGCACTTTACAGTTTATTTAAAGCTCGGGTAAAGTACTTAATGTTAGAGCTTAATTGTTTATGCGTTAGCGGCGCTAACAATGCGGAAACCTGCTTGGCGGTTGCCGGGTCCAAACCCAGCGAGATAGAAAATGGTGGTGAGATAGTCAGCACCATCATACTGCATTCGAACTTGGAATCGGATACCGCTTTTAGGGTCCATAATCTCGAATACATCTGCCGCAAACTGGTCAGGCGGGGGAATGGGTACAGGACGTGATGCCATCAAAGAGGACCACGTTGCACCCGCGAAGCCTCCAAGATTTTCATCATTGTCCGGAATTGCACGGTTACTAACATGCCATACACGCACACCCCGGATGTATGTGCCTTGAGGGATTTCGCCTGTGCGTTGAAGTTCTTCATTCCAAGGACCATCAATGTTAATGATAGCGGGATCGCTCATTAACGTATGCCAATAATCCGTACCAACAATAACGTTCCTCTGAGACTCAGGAATGTTATATGTTTCCATCAACTTGTTAATGTCGTTAACTTTGGAAACATCAAAGTCACCCGCTTCACATACATACTCGGGAAGCCCATACGATGGGGGTGTGTTAGGTACGGGGTCAGTTGTATCGCTGTAATTGGCGATAGTGCGCAATGCCATCATGCGCTGGAACACATCAAGCGCAAGCGCATCATACGCAGGTCGAATGAACTTGGTCATGAGGTCTTGAGGACTACCCATCATTACCCGCTCATTGATCTTAATGGTAGTGCCAAAGCACGTACCAAGGCGCACTTGCGCCGCAATAGTGCCTGCATTATCCGCTGTCACACGTTGCGCGGCAGTATCCTTAGCCGTTACCGTAATGGGTCCGGGATAACGTGTAGTTATCAAATCATCGTGTTTTAACTCGTCGGTAATGTCTGTGTTAATAGACTGTAAAGGGAGAAGCCTATCTGTGAGGTATGGTAAATCCTCAGTCATGAGCATTTCCACATTCACACCGTTAAATGTATTAGCCATAGTGTTTGTATGTTGGGTTTACGTGTATGTAAACCTAGTGCTTAAGCAATTGGTTTAACGTAACGTGAATGTTACCGGCGAATTCCACCCATGCGTGTAGGTTTTTGAAAACGTATATTCTTTACAACCTTACCCCGCAGGTACTTGTCATAATACTCTGTCTTTTCATGTCCTGTTTCCAGATTATTCCAGAATTCAACATGCTCCTCCTGTGTGCGCTTATCTTCAGGAGTGTGTTGACCTTCCGGCAAAACGTTACCACGTGAACCAGAATCCCTAAACTCTTCACCCCTGCCGGATGAATGATTAATCTCGCGATTCTGCTTAAGCGCTAACGTTAATCCATCAACTAGGGTCTTGCCAAACGTAGCAAGGTCTGCAACGGTAACGGGTTGTGCAGACGCGGCAACAGAGGGGACAGGTACTGTTGCAGGGGAGGCTGGCGCGGGCGCTACGGGTTCCGAACTAGCGGAGGGTGTCAGAGTAGCCAACAGGCTGTCAAACAGCGTCTTAATGGCTCCTGTGATGTCTGCGGGCAAGCTGGGAAGCGCTTTATCTGCGTCAGGAGAAGACGCAGCGGGAAGGACAAGCGCCCCGTCATCGTATGCGGTTACGATTTTTTGTGCGGCGGCAAGAATTTCGGCGGAACCCTTTTTTGCGTAAACCACTTCACGGCAACGCTTTACAAGTTCCCGCGCTGATTTGGCGGTTAGGGCAATGGTGGGCATAGCGATATCTTGCTCTTTTTTTGGAGATTCGTCAATATAATTCGCAGAAAAAAGCACTTTTTTACCGGCAATTGACACGTATAACCCCCGGTCATTAAGTGCGGGGCGTTGTACCAATGATGTAATATTAAAATTACTCATCTGTTCAGGCTTAGGCGCGCTTTTGCCATCCCACTCGTTAACATCAAACTCCACACTATGGGCTAACCGTTCGGGTGCAACACGTGCAAGGTTTAACAGTTTGTCTTCCAGTTCACCTTTATCAAGCTCTGTATCACCACGCGCAACGCGCACCTTTGTGCCATCTTCTAATGTTACATCTTCCGCTATAACATTGCGTGTAATGCCTATGTAATCACGCATCGATTCACTGTGGTCGATGGTGGTGAGTAACTGCGCACCTTGTGCCAGTTCTACCAAACGATTTACAACATCAGCACCCACAGAATAGCCATGCCCTTTGGCTTCCCCGGAGGTGATTAACGAAACACCTTCAAGCACGCGAGAACCCTCTTTCACGGGTTTCGCAAACTTAACGGGGCACAAATAGGAAAAGCGGTGTAAGCTCATAATTAAACACGAATAGCTAAAAGTTGTTGTTGTAAAGCGTGTAACGTTTCATCTGTTGCTGGAACAATAGTGTTTTCTGATGTTGGATTACGTCCTGCCATTTGTTGTGCGGCGACTAATGTTTGTGGAAAATACAGAGGGTTTTTTGTCATTTCGATTCCACGTGAAGCGAATTGATCAACAAAAAATTCCATGCCTTGCGCAGCGTTAGTCACGTACGATTGCCAATTGTGCACACCATATTTACCGTAAAGATCTTTCATGGATAGCACCCCGGCACCTAATTCGGCGAGGTCCATTTTTCTGTCGCGCTCCATGTCTGCGGTAAGTAACGCAGGACCATTACATTCCATTTGATACCAATCATCCACATATGGCAAAATATCCATGTCAATAAAACACGAAATGACAAATTCCCAAACTGCTTTGTTCATTTTATTAATCATGTCCTGCATGCGTTCACATGCTTTAGACATTTTTAAAATGAGGAAACGTGCCATACCCCCGCTAACTGCCGAAGGGTTAAACCAAATTTCAAAAGGTACACCAAACGCTAAAGATATTTCACGCATCATTTGCATGGAATAATCAATGAACAAGGGTCCGGGTCTATTCTGATTAAGATTAACAATAGTTTTACCGGGTGCCAATGTAGGAATCGTGCCTCCGTCCAATATGTCTAATGCGTTTAGCCTAGTCTGTTCTTCAGCTTGTGCGGGATCGCTAATGGTTGCAGGGTCCGTATAAGGACGACTTGAAAATATCCTACCACCATCGCTCCTAGGCGCATCCTGAATAACGCATGCAAGCGCACTCTGAATCTTGATAGCCAGCTTTTCAAACACGTTAATCTCTTTTAAATCAACCATGTTTGTAAGGCCACGAATTAACGGAGTCATAGGCCGAATCTCGTCGCCTGTGTCTCTCCATCCAAGATGAATCATAGCTGACGCCTTCACGTCATCATAGCTGCCATCTCGGTACGTTTGGCGATACTTTAAAGGCTTTTCTAAATTATTTAGAAAAATACCATCAACAAAATTTCTTCCCGCTTTACTCTCATCCATATCACCTACAGAGCTAATCGCATAAGGTTCAATTAACTGCAACCCCGGCCAGCCTGTGCGACTACGCATCATTTTCACAAACATTTCGCCGGGAATGTGTGTGTAATAAGGTGCGAATTGCTGGAACTGTGAAAATGTAAATTTACCAGATACATCGCACACATTGCGCCAATTGCGGAAAGCATTATCTGCTTTCTCACGAAATTCCGCATTTGTGCTTAATGAAGACAGAGATATGCCTGTTCCCACACTACAAACATTAAGATCATATACAGGACCATAACAAGGCGTATAGTTCTTGTACATGTACATGGCTAAACCACGTGCAACGCGCCTATCAGATGAAGACCATAAAGGTTTACCCTCAAATTGCTGCGATTGCCGTAATGCTGTACGGCTATCACTATGCCGTGTCGCGTCTAATCCGCGTGAAAATTTAAGAACGTTACGACGTTCTGAAGAACGGTAATTTTCTACAGCATTAACACATTGAAATTTTGAGGCCATATTTATGTAATGCTAAAATATATCTTTCACATGCGCAGGTCTTACCGCGTTAGGCAATCTACCATCTAGCATGAACTTTATTTCTTCATCTGTGTGCACTGTCATCCACTTAATAGCGCTTTCACACAACTCCATAATTGATCCAGTTGTCATATCTGGATCAAATGAGAAGTTCACAGTTTCACCATTCACACTAGCCGAAACTAGTTTTCTTCCGTTCTGTGTAATGTTTTTTGTCCACACACCCGCTTGCAAAGAAACAAGCGCGGACACCCCGCCTTGTGCCACGGCCTGCCGTATGAATGCACTTACCAGTTTAGAAGGTTGCTGAGACATGTTAGACTCTGTTTAAATGCTGGGTTGCTAAATGTGTACGTTTCAACATTTCTGAAACACTAGTATTTGTTTGGATACACGGAAGCTTTTTTAGTTCTGAAATACGTATCGCACATTGTTCAGCTTCCTCCATTTTTCGTAAACAAATACACCTACGCTGACGAGATGCATAATAATCAACTAAAACTTGAATCTCAGTATCTCGCAACATGTTAGAGTTTAGTGTTTGACAGTTTCTTTAAATTCTCACTTAGCGCAGCTAATGCGCGAGGGTCATTTGCAACACGTGTAATGTGTTCTGCAATTTGTTTTGACTCCTTAGACGCCATTTTCAGCATGTTTATAAGTGCTAATGCAGGATCTTGCAAATCAGCATTTACCACTCCAACATCGGGCAAGCCTAAACGCTGACGTTCACTTACAAACTTATAGCGCAACTTGTCTAACAGCACACGATGCAACTTCTCAGCATCAGCGTATTCACACGCCCCTGTTCTTTTCCACTCACCAGAACCCCCGAGAACGGGAAGATAATGTTCATTCATCAATTGCAACACATAATCATTCGGGCAATTTTGTGGTAGATACCATCCCGGAATCTTACGCTGTTGGATTTTCTCATGGTACAACTCTTTCTTGAAGAGTGCATCTACATATTGTACAACTTCCATGTCATATCCCTTATGGTTAAAGAGACGTGACATAGTGCGAATAGGTGAATGTAGTATAGGACCACGCCCCTCTGATGGCCACACAGTACCATAACAACGGCAACAAAAATCATACACGTCTTGCTGTAAATAACGTGAATCAACTAGTGCAGGTGTAATGCGATACTGTTCAATAATGGGTTTACCGTCTTTGCCGAAAATAAGGTTACTATCATCTAAACCTAATTCCGGATCTTTTCTATGTACATAGGTAAATTCCCTTTTAAGAATATGTATTAATTGAATCCACGTTGTTATGCACCCATACTCAACTAAATAGGATTCTTCTAGCGCATTGTATGCACGTATTACATAATAAATACCAAACTTTTGCACATCGGCAGTTAACCATAATTGGAAAGGACGTATGGGTAACACGTCAACAGTGTTTCGTGTTTCAATTACACGCCCTCTTTTTTGATTGTCTGCACTTTGTTCATTAGTAATATTAAATCTATACTTAGGTGATTTAGTGATTACATCCTGAACCTGTGAAGACTCCACCTGTTCCGTTATCTCGTCATCATAAGGTTCACCGTTACGGGATGTCTGAAAGTGACGCATCCCCGTGGGTTGATCCTTACGCTTTAGATACTCAACGGCGAGCGCTCCATAGTAATATTTCTTCCAAGGTGCATATAAAGCACTTAACTGAAATGAACGGTCTTTTTTAGATGCATTAGGATTCGTTGCAATCCATCGTGCGTTAGGTGAACGTACTGCCTCAATACGTTGCTGATCGGTCCACTCTGCACGGCAATCTTGATTCGTGCACACACCCCGAGCGCTTTCACGTACTAAGTCTAGATTCCATTTACCTTTGTCCTTATCAAATGCATTGACATCCCATTTGACAGACTTGTAGCGCATTACGTCTTTACCGTTGCGCTTTACAATTCTGTTCTCAGGTTCGAAAAACAATACATTGTTCACGCCACAAGCATGGCACTGTACATTAAAGTATTCTTGTGTCCCAGCTTCAAATTTGACATTAATTTCACCTTTTGTTGTGGTCGGTGAACTTGTGTCAATTGTAATGGATGAATCATAAGTAACGTTTCTATCGTCAGCAAGCAGGGTAGCCGCCGCTTGCGCGTTTTTCGCCGTACTGCGAGAACGTTTGTTTGCTTCATCTTGTGTTTTTGCGCCTTGTGCATATTTATCTACCTCATCCTTTAGAACGTATTTAACAGTTCTGCCTGATAACTGCGTAACACTATTAGACCAAACGAAATTTAGCCAAGATGTTAAAAATAACTGTTCAATAATAGATGAGGGGTTAACACTCTTACCGATAATTTTTTCACTTAGCGGTTGTGTTAACTTTTTACCCAGCGTTCTATGCTTCTCAATAAAAGGTATCCATTTACTTTTAGAAAATGAATAGGCATACTCCTTACTTGGAAATGTCCAGATTGCGCCATCGGTTCGCGTGTCTAGTACGTAACTTAAAAATATTTGTAAGAATAATGTTTTGCTAACCTGCACCGCGGTCATTAAAGCAATAGACTGTGTGCCGTCACGCGCACATTCAAGCCATTCTCTGATGTAGGGTGTCCAAATAGAGCGGTACTGCCCCGGCAATGGTCCTGCACCATCAGGAATAAACACATTGCGCTCGGCATACTCGGTAACGGTTTCAGCTCTTGCAGGCTCATGCAACTCATATGCATCATCTAACAGCTTGCATAAATTACGGTATATTACAGGAACCGTGTTGCGTAAACACTCATCCCATGATTCCATGGGATCAAAAGTGCATGCTGCGTCTATCTCTAATAGATCAACTTCATCAGGGATATGTTCACAATTTATGTTCACGACGCAATTTCTTTTACGTGAAATACAGAATCAACTTTAAACTCGTTAAGTGGTCCTTCTAACACATCAAATATAAAAAATGGGTATTCTACATTCAACGCTTCAAGAATCTTTTTAAGCTTCTCTGAGTCATCACAAACAGCATGCACACCTAACTCGCTAACGACAATAAACATATTCATAATGAAACCGTTAATCCTTCTGGTGGATCACCTAATATTTGATCATCACGTTTTTCTTTATCGTATTGTGCCGCAGCTTTTACCGCATTAGTTACTATAGGCAACTTCTCAATTTCCGGGTTACTCTCATCTTTAGCATCTTGCAATAATGCTTCCCGCATCTGGCGCATCGATTCACGTATACGGTTGATAGACTCGACACATATTTCTTCAAGCGCATTCTCTATTTCGTGCACTGACTTACCTACAAGCTCTGTTGCATGTTTACGAGCTATGGACATTATTTCGCCCCGAGCGGCGACAAATAAGCCGTTATATAAACGTGCGGTATATTTCAACGGAACGTAATCCGATGATCTTAGTAATAGGTCTAATTCAAATTTACGTTCTGCCCTTAAGTTTGCATTAAGTGTGCCATACGCACCCGTGAGCTGTTTTATCTGTTCGGAGTCTCCATCATTAATGGCACCTTGTAAAAGTGTGTACACAGATTTAGCTGCTTCCCGTTGCTCTGCTAATATTTCCGTGCTACCCTTCATGTGTTTAACTAACAGTGTGTGATGTAACTAACATTAATACGTAATGCAATGTAAGTTAAATGTGTACCGTGAATCATTTAACGTTGTTTACTGATAAGAAGTGTGTACCATTGTGCATGGTTCATTAATTCGTTGCATGGGTAATTTTACATTTTCCAAGCAAGTGTTGTTAAC